AGGACTGCACAATAGCGTGTCAGTTGCTTACATGGGGAAAGTGAGGATGGAAATGGGAAGTTATACAATAAATCTTCCAAGAGGACTGGAAGTGGATATTTTTGACCTGCCGGAGGATTTTAAAGAACAGGTTGAGCAGGCATTCAAAGAGTATACATCTGGAACAGCAAAAGCGTATATGTACGTTGACAAGTTGGGATTCATTGACCGTTGTGTAAGACATATTAACGGAGACAAAAACAGCTACGATGTAGTGGATGAAAAAGTAGAAGATTTTATTACCACTCAGTGGAGAGAATATGGACAGCTTGATAATAAAGACGATGTATACAGTGCTGATTTTATGGCAGATTGTTATTCTGCGGGCGTACAGAATGCAGTATTGTGCTCTCATTTCGGAACTGACGATCATCACATTTACGATCAGATTCAGAAAGTTCTGGTGCAGGTAATTACAATTGTAATGAATTATGAAGATAAGGAGGACGCAAAATGTTAATCAGAAGTCAGGATAAAACAATAATAGTAAATATTGATAATGCTTTCAGTATTGCAATTCGAGATATTAATGGAGCGGCATCAATATATGTCGGAAGTCAAGGCAGTTGTTGCATTATCGCTGAATATTCCACCAAAGCAAAAGCCATGAAAGTACTGGGCATGATTCAGGATGCTTATAGTGAATATCAAATCATGTTGAATTTCAGTGTAAGTTATCTTCACGAATTTAAAGAAAAAACAGATGGATTTGCTATCTTTCAGATGCCAGAGGATAGTGAGGTGGTTGTATGATTACATTCTTATTAGGATTCACCCTTGGAATCATAGTCGGCGTGACCGGACTTGTATGTGTAGCGATCATGTACGACAAACACCACCCAGACGAATAGAAAGGAGAACGGTATGCTGACAAGGAATAAAAAGCTGAAAGACTACGGTATTCCAGCAGAAGACATAGAAAAACTGAATGCGATGCTGAAAGACTTCCCGGCAGAGTACGGATACCTGCTTACCAGTGCCGCCTTGTCAGCTTGCCCGAAAAATACGGTGATAGCGGATATGGTTATTGACAATATCCTGCACCGGAAAAGTTACAGGAAAATCAGCAGAGAAAGATATATCCCGATGAACCCGAAGGACTTCTACGGATACAGACGCAAGACCGTCGCTGTACTGTATGAGAGAATGCGGTTGTTGGGAGTGTGGGAGGATGAATAAATGAAGTTAATTGATTTAATAGCAGCAATTGGTGGCGATCCTGAAAGTGAAGATAAAATCCAGATATGTCACCCAGGAAGAAGATGGGGTGATTACGATACATTCAATGCCGGTTCAAAGCTGCTGAAACCATTTTATGATTTAGAAGTAAGCTGCCTTTCGGCAATAGAAACGGATGTGATCAGAGTTGATTTGGATTTTGACGAGAAAGAGGGAGAAGTAGATGAGCAGACTGATTGATGCAGACGAATTAATCAAATACATTAAAATTTGGGAAATTGGCACAAGCATTAGTTCTGATCAGAAGGAGTTTATTAATTGCGTCAACGAACAGCTGACAGTTTTTGACTTGGACAAAGTTGTGAAGCAGTTAAAAGATTTAAAGGCGATGTATTGGTTTTCAATTGCAAACACAGGAGATAAAAAGCTCGATATTGCTTATGAGAATGTAGGAAATGCATTAGACAGGGTTATTGAAATCGTGAAAGGTGGTGGAGTTGAATGAGAGAAATTCTTTTCAAGGCAAAGCGGATTGATAATGGTGAATGGGTTGAGGGATATTATACGGAATGCAATGGCAAGACATTCGTTGGTATTAATATATCCATTTACAGTGATATATTTGAGGTTTTTTGTACTCCTGTAATTAGGTGGTTTGAAGTTGATCCAAAAACCCTCTGCCAATTTACAGGACTTTGCGACAAGAGCGGAAACAAGATATGGGAAAATGATACTCTGATGGCACACTTGGACGAATCCTACCCAGAGGATGCGACATATGAAACTGTTGAATGGGGCGTTGCCGGATGGGTAGCGCACGAAACTGGTAGCACGGATAGAGAATATATTGATAAGTTTGATCTTGAACATTATGAAGTAGTTGGAAATATTTTCGACAATCCAGAATTATTACAGGAGGAATCAGATGAGTAAATCAGCGTTAGTGATGAATACACCAGAGAATTGCTATGATTGCCCGTTCGGAACTGCATACTGCGGCGAACTTGAATATGAGGGTTTGTGTGAATTAGCTGACTGTTTAGACTGCGATGAAATTCTTATAACAGAAGAACATTATGATTGTGAAAGTAAATCAAAACCTGTTTGGTGTCCATTGAAGCTGTTACCAGAGAAGAAAAGTACAACTGCGCCCGTGAGCAATTACGAAGTGCAGAAAAACTTATTTGCCGACGGTTGGAATGCCTGCTTGAGAGAAATTACAAAAACAAGCGATGAAAATGAGCGATAAAAAGCAAGCGATAAGAGGTGAAGTAGATGGAGAGATTAACAGAAAGAGAAAGAAATGTTGATGGTACAGGAGTTGCAAAAGAAGAAATTACGGATGGATTATTAAAACCGTTTGCGGATAAAATTCTTACGAAACTTGCTGTTTATGAAGACTTAGAAGAACAGGGATTGCTTGTGAGATTGCCGTGTAAGGTTGGAACAGAAGTATATTACATCTTAGGCATTCCAAATAAGACGCCATGTGTAATCGACAAGTGCGTATTTGAGTTGTCGGATATAGATAAAATCGGTAAAACAGTATTCCTCACTCGTGAGGAAGCTGAGAAGAAGTTGGAGGAGATGAAAGCTAATGATTAAAGTACTGAATACCATTAATACTAGACTGATTCCTATATCGGTTTTACAGGATGTAAAAAGTAGAATCTCTGATTGGCTTGCATCCGGCGGGAAAGAAACCGATCTTTACATTCAGCGGCAAATTGATTATCTGAAAGCTATTGAAAAAGCAGCATTGGATGAGAAAAATATCGTATAAGTGGAATTGGAGGAGATTCAAAATGACAAGACCTGAGATTACAGCAAAACTATCAGCAATGATCGAAAAGAAAATCAATCCTCACAATGATCCACGTATTTATTGGGCTAAGGAAGTGACATTCGATTATTCGACAGATCATGCGGTAAGGGTGGATTATATGCGGTTCGTGCCGGTGAATAATAGCGTGTCCGGGATAGAAAAAGGTGACTGCTATTGTTATGAGGTTAAATCATCAGCTGAAGATTTTCACTCTGGTCATGGGCTGAATTTTGTTGGCGATTATAACTATCTGGTTATGCCGACAGATGTATATGCTGCGATATCCCTTGAAATTCCGCATTACGTAGGAATATATGTGCCAGATGGAAATGAGCTTGCATGCATCAAAAAAGCAAAGCGAAGAAATCGGACAAGGCCTGTATCTGAAATACTCTTGATGATGTTCCGGTCTGCGAACAGGGATTACAGGAAAACGGTAAAGAAACTGGAGGAGATGAAGAAATGAATAACAAACCTACACCAGACATAACGCCAAACCTTGCTATATCAGCATACCACGTACTACAGCAATATTGTACTGGACAGCCAGCAGATTGCAAAGGCTGCGGATTCTACGAACACTGTCCAGAATGTTTTCGAGGCATGCCATGTGACTGGAGCTTGAATGAAGAAGGTGAAATAAATGAAACTGAGAAAGGCAACACTGATTGACTACGGAGTGCCGCCGGATGATATACCGACATTACAAAGTCACTTGCGGAATCTTAGTGAGAGCGATAAATATAATCTGTTACAGGTATCTATCAAATATGCGCCCGGCATCGAATCACAAATCTATGACAGCATCGTGAACAGTATTGGTTATCGGACAATGGAGAAGATCAGGACAGTTCCCGCAACAGAGAACGACTTTTATGGATACAAACGCAAGGTCATGGCGGAATATTATCATCTGGCAAAATTAATTGGCAGACTTTAAAAAAACTTAAAAATTTATAAAAGTGGTAGAGAGCTAAAACTCCCCAGTGTGGTATTATATTTGTATATAACTGCTATACTGGGGATTTTTTTTTGAATTGAGGTGATAATATGGCAAACTTAAAAGCAGTTACAAGAAAACTTCAAAAAGCTATATTATCCACCGGATTAATCATAAAAATCGGAACATCACAATTCTACAGCCATGAGCAGGAGCGATTGATAACAGTAACAATTATATCAACACCTACACTTCATCTCACAAAAAGAGGCAAATGGAAAGATTGCGATTATGAAATATTACGAACTGCATCCCAGTACGATGTGGTCATGTGCCTAAAAGAAATATGGGAGGCGGTCAGAAAATGAGGATAGACAGAGGTGATTAGATGGACTTAACGCCTAAACAGAAAGCGTTTGCAGATGAATATATAAAGAATGGCGGAAATGCATCTGATGCCGCGAGGAAAGCCGGATACGCGCCTAAAAGCGCTGATGTAATAGGGCGCGAGAACTTACGGAAACCTACGATTTCAGCATATATAGCCGAAAAACAGTCCCTCATCGAAAAACAAAAAGGTACTGACATCATGTCTCTGGCAGAAATTCAGCAACGCCGTTCCATGATCGCAAGAGGTGAGCTGACCGATTCATTCGGATTCGCCCCGGACTTCTCCGATCAGCTCAAATCTATGAATGATCTGGAAAAAACATTAAAAATTAAGCAAGAGCAGGAAGAAAAGAAAGCAGCAGAGGAAGCTGCTAGAAATGCGAAGCCGTACCACATGGATCTGTATAACATTCCTGATTGCTTTCACCAGACTATTAGAGATATTCGAGACAAGGAACATCTGGAGTATGTATTTAAGGGCGGACGTGGTTCCACGAAATCAACCACTGTTGGAATGACTATAATAGAGCTGATGAAGAACAATCATGATATTCATGCTGTGGTTTGCCGTAAGGTTGGGAATACTATTAAAGATTCTGTATACAACAAAATCAAATGGGCTATTGGAAAACAGGAATTTACAGAAGAATTTGATTCTAAATTGTCACCTATGGAAATTACACTGAAATCAACCGGACAAAAGATATACTTCCGTGGTGCTGATGACCCTGACAAGATTAAATCCATTAACCCTGAGTTTGGATATATTGGCATTCTCTGGTTTGAGGAGTTAGACCAATTCTCTGGTCCGGAAGAAATTCGTAAAATTGAACAGTCGGCTATCCGTGGTGGTGACCTTGCATGGATATTTAAGAGCTTCAATCCACCAAAAACAATGAATAACTGGGCTAATAAGTACGTTCTTGAGCCGAAAGAAAACAGAATAGTACATTCATCCACTTATTTAGACGTTCCGTCAGAGTGGTTAGGGCAGCCATTTATTGATGAAGCGGACCACTTGAAAGAAGTAAATCCCAATGCTTATGAACATGAGTATATGGGAGTTGCGAATGGAAACGGCGGTAATGTATTTGAGTATCTGGAGATTAGAGATATCGCAGACGAAGAAATCAGTCGCATGGATCGTATTTTCGCTGGCGTAGATTATGGATGGTACCCGGATGCCTTCTGCTATCTCCGAACTTATTACGATTCTGCCAGAGAGAAAATATATCTGATTGACGAATTGTATGTAAATAAATGGAGCAACTCCAAGACCGCTGATTGGATTAAGAAAAAAGGCTATGATGATTATACGATGATATGCGATTCTGCGGAGCCTAAATCTGTAAACGACTTCCGGGACGCCGGACTTCCTGCCAGAGGAGCAATCAAAGGACCGGGAAGTATCGAGTATGGTTTTAAATTCTTGCAAACAAAGACCATAGTCATTGACCCAAAGCGAACACCGAACGCATACAAAGAAATTACGGAGTATGAGTATGATCGGGATAAGGAAGGAAATGTGATAAGCGGTTATCCTGATGGAAATGACCATGCAATCTCGGCGCTTAGGTACGCATATGAACCGTTATTTAACAGAAGGGGGTACAGTGCATAAAATGTTAGATAGGTACTTTTCAGATAAAATAAATAAATTCTTAAGCATCGGTTTAAAAATATATGGATCATCTGACATTAACGAAATCTTAAAAGTTGTAGAATATGAAGACATTATTGTGCGAGATACTTCTGTAAGATGGATGGATTTTAAAAGGTAGATTAAATGGGACTTATAACAACACTAAAAAGGTGGTTTAACATGATTTTCAAAAAACAAGCCGAAGAGGACTTCAATATCCAGGCAGCAGAATTCCCGGAGATGGAATCGTTGATTAATAAATGTGCAAACATATATCGAGGCGTTCCATACTGGTTAGATGATAAGAATAATATCAAGACGATTAATTTCGCGAAATCTGTCTGCTCAGAGACAGCACGGCTCGCAACACTGGCGATCGGCATTCAGATTGATGGTTCTGCAAGGGCTACGTGGCTACAGGAGCAGATAGATAAAGTGTACTTCCAAATACGGCACTGGGTAGAATATGGCTGTGCTTATGGAACAGTATTTATTAAGCCAAACGGCGAGAGTCTTGACGTATTTACTCCGGCAGATGTGATGATTGTAGATTACGACAATCAGGAGATCAAAGGTATTATATTTAAGGATTCTTATACAGTTGGACGAAAATACTATACACGGCTTGAATATCATCGTTTTGTTGAGACTACAATAGATGGAGTAACAACTTATCCATACTATGTATCAAATAGAGCCTATGCATCAAAGTCTCCTCAGTCAATCGGCGACAGAATCGACCTTAAACAGACCAAGTGGGCTGACCTCATGGCAGATACACCACCGATTCTCAAAGCGAACGGGGAGAAGTTGGACGGAGCTTTGTATGGAGTACTGCGGACACCACAAGCAAACAATGTAGATATCAGTACGCCACTGGGCTTACCAATATTCGCAGAAGCTATTGAAGAGTTAAAAGACCTCGACATTGCATACAGCCGTAATGCCGGAGAGATTTTTGATTCTCAGAAGATAGTTCTGGCAGATGATAGACTGCTGATGCCAAGCGGTACGCCTGTATCAGCCATGTCGCCACAGGGCATGGAGAATAGACGGAATGAGATGAACTTACCGCACTTTGTTAAGAATGTATTCGGACAGGACGAGAAAGAATTCTATCAGGAAATCAATCCACAGCTCAACACAGATACCCGTATAAGCGGCATAAACGCCCTTTTGAGCCAGTTAGGGTACAAGATTGGATTCTCCAACGGGTATTTTGTTTTCAACGAATCTAGCGGCATTCAGACGGCTACGGGAGTAGAAGCAGAACAGCAGAGGACAGTCCAGTTCATTAAAGACGTTCGAGATAAACTGGAATCCTGTCTGGACGAAGTTATTTACGCATTGAACGTTTATGCTGACTTGTACGGACTCGCACCCGTTGGAGCTTATGAAGTCAATTATGATTTTGGAGATATTCTGTATGTGCGTGAAAATGATCGTGCAAGATGGTGGCAGTATGTAACTACTGGCAAGGTTCCGGCGTGGCTGTATTTTGTAAAATTTGAAGGAATGACGGAAAACGATGCGAAAGCAATGGTTAAAGAAGCTCAACCAGACGAGCCAACATTATTCGGAGAGGAGTAAAAAGATGGCAGATAAACCAGTAACAAGGGAAGAAAAATATCTTGCGTACTTGACAGGTGATTATACAGGCGAAATTCCGAATCCAATCACGAGAAAAGAGAAGTATTTATACGAATTGTGCCTAAAAGGAATAGGCGGAGAGATTTCGCCGGAAGAAATCAAGAATGCAGTGAATGAGTACCTTGAAAAGAATCCAGTCAAGCCAGGAGCCACGACAGAACAGGCACAGCAGATTGAGCAGAACAAGACGAACATTGCTTCACTGAAAGAGGAAAATAGTTCGCTAAAGGAAGATTTAGAGATTTCATTATTAGAGAACGACAGATTATATGAAGGCACAAACCTTGCCGAAAAATTTAAAGATGAAATCGCTAATTACTCAGACATCTGGCAGTGGATCAAAGCCAGAATCAAGGCAGGGAACTTTACGGGTATTCATGTAAATGATTATATCCGCTGGCAGACCACAGATAACAAATGGATTGAGTCATGTGTTGCTGGTATCAACACCTACAGGAGATATGGTGACCGTGAAGTGCCAAACCACATTGACTTTATCAGTAAAGACCTGTGGCCGACACTGCACACAATGAACCCAGTAGATTACAACAATGGTATTATTCCAACTGAGAACCTGTCCGGTGACGGCACGAAAACAGCTTTTGTACTGACAAACGAAATGGCAGCTGTCGCAAGCGTGACAATCGGGGGCACTGCTACAACAGCGTATACCTATAATGCAGATACGCACACGATCACATTTACCGATGCACCAGCAGCAGGTACAAACAATATTGTAGTAACCGGAACTGGTTCCGAATATCCATGGTTGGCTTCAGACCTGTATTTGTATGTAAACAGCTTAAAAGGACACGTGGCGGGTGGTACAAGTAAAACATCACCTGTAAAATTGGTAGATTACACTAATGATGGTATCTGGTCGAAACTTCCGGAAGCCTTAAAGTCTGTAATTGTGACCAAACATGTATTACTTCCTCAGCGATATTCAACATCCGGGGTGTTATTAAATAATAATTTCTCGAGCGGGCAGGATATAGGTAAGCTCTGGATTCCATCAGAAATTGAGGTGTACGGATGCGGTATATGGGCTGATAATCTATGGGATAAGTGTGGATTTGTCCAGTATCCAATATTCAACTGCAATATGAGGCGCGTAAAAGGACTTGGTGACGGGGGTGCCCGCGACTACTGGTGGCTGATCTCTGCTTGCGCTGGCGTCGCCAACCTGTTCTGCCGTATCGACCGCTCCGGTCTTGCCAACAGCACCGCTGCTTCAAACGCCTGGGTGGGGCTGCCCGTCTGCTTCCGAATTGCGTAGTGAAAGGAGATTAAATCTATGAATTATAAAGCCGAAATAGTAGCACTTAAAAGTTTACTTGCTGACACTGATTACAAGGCATTAAAACATGCCGATGGAGTAATGAGTGATGAAGAATATGAATCTATTAGAGAACAGAGAGAAGAATGGCGTAGACTTATCAATGAGTATGAAGAAAAAATGAAATATATGGATGAATCGGAGTTTATGTAATTAATTAAGGAGGGCGTTTCGGTATTACTAATGCATACTAAGATATACCAGTAATACCGAAACCAACAAGAATCAATCATGTTTCTCAAGCCACTCAGCAAGAGCCTTGCGGATAACCCAAGATGCAGAACGTTCTTCACGTTCACAGTAAGAAATCATCTGTCTGTACTGCTCTGGCTCGAAGCTGATCGTGGTCTTGATATACTTGTCCTTATCGTCCTTTTTCTTGTTCGCCATGCTGCCACCTCCCATCTAGTTAACTATAGCAGATGGTGTTGGCAATAGCAATAGATACGAGGAAATCCCTGTAAATACAAGGGTTTACGACTCATGGACTTTTGGGACGATGACTTTAGTTAATCAGTAAAAAACCAAAACATGTACCACGACTTTTAGCGAAAGAGGTGATATACTATGCTTAGTCCAGAATATTTACACAGGATAACAGAGGGCAGTGAGCAGATTGCCGAAGAACTGCATCAGTATATCATCTCTGAGATCGTGTCTCGAATGATGGCGAGAATCGGTAGAGGTGAGGATTATATCCTGACCAATGCTGATGCGTGGAGAATCAGAACGCTGCAGGAATCCGGTGAACTGCTAGAGGACATTCTGGCAGAACTATCAAAATACACCAAACGCGAACAACAGGAACTCCTTGAAGCGTTTGAAGATGCTGGAATCACTGCAATGAACTATGATGATAAGGTATACAAAGCGGCAGGATTAAGCCCTGTACCGCTTGAACAGTCGCCATCTATGATAAGGCTCATGGAACGGAATATGCTTGCAACTATGGGCGAGTGGAAGAATTTTACAAGAACAACTGCAAGTGCCGCTCAGAGGCTCTATATCGAGCAATGCGACCTTGCGTATAATCATGTAATGACTGGGGCAGTTGGGTATACGCAAGCCATCAAAGAGACTGTTAACAACGTTGTGAGTGATGGTGTGACCGTCACATATCCATCTGGCAGAAAAGACACGATTGAAACAGCGGTTGCACGTTCTGTCAGAACTGGCGTGGCACAGGCTACGGGAGATATATCCCTAAAACGCATGGAAGAAATGGACTGGGATTTAGTTCTGGTCAGCGCACACATGGGAGCGAGAACGGGTGATGGTGGCGAGAATCCGGGGAACCACTCGTTTTGGCAAGGCAAGATATACTCTCGCTCTGGAAAGAGTAAGAAATTTCCACCGTTTTCATTGACCGGATATGGGACAGCAAGTGGACTGTCAGGGGTCAACTGTCGGCATAGCTTTGGAGCCAGTGATGGAGAATTTAATCCTTATGCAGAACTATCAGCACAGGACAAAGCCGACAAAGGTAAACAGTACGAAAAAGAACAGCGGCAACGTACTTATGAACGAAGAATCCGCAAGACGAAACGTGAAGTCCTCGGAATGCAAGCGGCGGTCGATAACTGTAAGGACGAACAGACAAAATTCGCACTCCAACAAGACCTTGACCGAAAGTCTTATCTTTTACAGAAACAAAATGCTGCATACAAAAATTACTGCAAGCAGAATGACCTAAGAGAACTGCAAGACCGGCTTATGATCGCGAAGTGGAACCGCCAGAACGCTGCAAAAGCTAGAGGAGCGGCAAAACGCTATAAAACAGCAAAGGGGATTGACTGATGGATAGATGGGAATATTTCAATCCAAATCCTGTTAAGGATAAGAGAACAGGAGATTGCGTTGTCCGGGCAATATGTAAAGCAACTGGCTTCGACTGGGAAACAGTATTCGCCGGATTAATGATACAGGCATGTACTCTGTCAGATATGCCGAGCGCAAATTATGTCTGGGGAGCGTACCTCTATAAGCATGGATACAGGCGAAAACTGATTGAGCAGTCGGAGCGATATATTTATACAGTCAATGACTTTTGCGCAGATCATCCAACAGGCACATACATTCTCTGTATAGATGGTCATGTGGTGACAGCACAAGAGGGCAAATATTTTGACACATGGGATTCCGGCAATGAAATTCCAGTATATTACTGGGAAAAGGAGAATAAATGAGCATATCAGAATTTGTACAGATTTTTCTCTCTATCTGTGGAGGGGTGTCTATTGTCGGAGGGGCGGCGGCTGTAATCTTTAAATGGATTACTCCGGCATTTCGACTTAACAAACGAGTGGAGAGACTGGAAGAACATGACAAACGAGATTACGAGAGTCTCCAGAGGATTGCAGAGCGTGATTCATTGATTCTTGAAGTCCTATCGACCATGTTGGACAGTCAGATCAGTGGGAATAATGTCGAGGAGTTAAAAAAAACAAAGCAGAAGCTCACGGAATATCTTGCACAGAATCAGCGTTAGATTTGATAAGGGGTATGTTCATGAAATTATATGTGTTCACAAAGAAAGATATAGACAGGTTCTTGACGGAGTGTAATTTTACACCGGATGAAGAAAGATTATTCCGGCTGAGATGTAAGGAATACACTCTTGAATACTGCGCTGAACAGATGAATGTGAGCATATCCACGGCAAAACGATTAAGCCGCCGGGTAAACAATAAAATAATTAAAGTATGCTGATACTTTTCAGATACTTATATGGGTCTTAGACGAACTGTCTAAGGCTCTTTTTTTATGTAAAAATATAGTTATAGAAAGTCATAGAATAAGTCATAGAATAAGTCATAGGAGGTGTACGAGATGGCATTATATAACAATCCTTATCAATATAGTTTTGGTATTCCGGGACAGATGAATCAGTTCCAGCAACAGCCTGTCCAGATGCCGACTCAACCAGTACAGCAACCCCAGCAGAATAGCAATGGCATCCTGTGGGTATCTGGCGAAGTCGGTGCGAAATCCTATCTGGTAGCGCCCGGGACAAGTGTTTTGCTGATGGACAGCGAGAGTGAAAAGTTCTTTATAAAATCCACAGACGTTTCCGGTATGCCACAGCCATTACGGACGTTTGAGTATCATGAAGTAGGCACTCAGATGCCACCTAAACAGTCTGTTCAGAACATGGACAGTAAATATGTCACCAGACAGGAATATGACGATTTAAAGGGCAAATGCGAAGCTATCATAAACCGATTAAATTCTTTTTCTGAACCTGTTAGGGCTAATACCGTGCAGGAATCAGCAGTCAAGGGAGGAAACGCAGATGAGTAATCCATTATTTAATGCACTTGGTGGTGGGATGCCACAGGGAAACGGGCCAATGCAGATGATACAGCAGTTCATGCAGTTTAAGCAGAATTTCAAGGGAGACCCGAAAGCAGAAGTTGAGAAAATGTTGCAGTCTGGAAAGATTTCTCAGCAACAGCTTAATCAAGTTCAGCAGATGGCGGGACAGTTTCAACACATGCTGAAAGGAATGAAATAGTACATTACAATCTGGCCAGATTGATGTAAATACACAATAAAGGAGATTATAACTATGGATGGAAATTATAGCTTAGCAGATATTGCCGCCGCTACTGGAAACGGTAGAAATAATGACGGCATGTTTGGCGGAGATGGTAGCTGGTGGATTATTGTTTTATTCATTTTTGCTTTCTTCGGATGGGGAAACAACGGATGGGGCAATAACGGTAACGGCGGCGGATATGCAGCCACAGCAGCTACTCAGGCAGACATTCAGAGAGGATTCGATAACTCCGCAGTAATTAGCAAACTTGACGGAATCAACAACGGTCTCTGTGATGGATTCTATGCCATGAACAACGGTATGCTTACCGGTTTTAACGGAATCAACACAAACATCATGCAGACTGGCTTTGGAATCCAGCAGGCAATCAATGCTGATACTGTAGCAAACATGCAGAACACAAACGCACTCCAGGCGCAGCTTGCGAACTGCTGTTGCGAAACCAGGGAAGCTATCCAGGGCGTAAACTACAATATGGCACAGAATACCTGCGCATTGCAGAACACAATGAACAGTAACACAAGAGACATTATTGACAGTCAGAATGCAGGAACAAGAGCCATTCTTGACTATCTTTGCAATGAAAAGATTTCTAGTCTGCAGGCTGAGAATAATGATCTCAGACGTGCTGCATCTCAGGATCGCCAGAGCGCACTTCTCACAACTGCAATGGCTTCTCAGACACAGCAGCTCATTAATGCAATCAATCCAGCACCGATTCCGGCATATCAGGTTCCTAACCCGAACACATATTACGGATGTGGATGCGGATGCAACACCGGATGCAATTGCTGATAACTTCATATCGAGAGTATCTTTCGATTGATTCGAATGTCGGCTTATGCCGTATTACACAGAGGGGCAGGCTGAGACCTGTCCTTTTGTGATATGAAAGGGGTAAAAATTATGGCAGAATTTACAAGTGTAGCTGCTCAGACTGTAGCAGCAAATGGAAACGTAGTATTTTCAAATACAGCAGTTAAGGGTTCTAACTGCATTCAGCACAGAGAGGGAAGCGGAATCATCACTCTAAGAGGACTGACTAACCAGTGTAAAGCGAGATTCTTCGTGGATTTTTCTGGTAATATCGCAATTCCAACAGGCGGTACTGTCGGAGCTATTTCTCTGGCAATTGCAATCTCTGGTGAGCCAGTTCTTTCTTCCCAGATGATTTCCACACCGGCAGCAGTAAATCAGTACAATAATGTGTCCTCTGGCATCTATATTGATGTGCCTCGCGGATGCTGCGTTAATATCGCGGTAGAAAACACAAGCGATCAGGCTATTTCTGTTGCGAACGCGAACATTGTTGTGACCAGAGAAGCGTAGGAGGTGTGATTATGAGAGATATTAAAGACTTATGCGCAAGAATCGAAGATGAACTTTCCAAAATCGCTGATAATGGACTGACTACCGGAAATCTGGAAATGACATACAAACTGATTGATATGTACAAAGACATAAAGAACACGCAGTACTGGGACAAGAAAGTGGAGTACTATAACACTGTCCTTGATGAGATGCGTGGCGGATACAATGACGATTACAGCGAACGCGGAAGAAAGCGCGACAGCATGGGGAGATACAGCGCAAATGACGGCAGAATGATGCCGGATTACGACAGGGGTAATTCTTATGCCAGAAGGGGTGAGCATTATGTTAGAGGACATTACAGCCGCTCTGATGGGCGAGATGCTTATGACGATTACATGACGCAGAAACAGAGCTATCGTTCCGGCAAGTCTGAAGACTGCAAAAGAAAGATGCTCGCCGCATTGGAAGAACATCTGGACGAACTTACAACAGAAATGAGTGATATGTCCAAGGATGCAGAGTGCCGGGAAGAACGTGATCTTGTCAAGAGATACGTAGAAAAACTCCGTGATATGCTCTAAAAACACAAAAGTGGTAGAGAGGTAGTTGAAAGAAATCTGTTATAATGTAATTGTGCAGCAGGAAGCACAAATAAAACGGTTGTTTTTGACATTTTCGTTTTAATCCTCCTTTCTTTAACTTTTGTAGCTGGTGCGCACGCTTTAATGGAAAGTTAAACAGGTTCGAATCCTGTCGTGCGTATTTGTCATCTGGCACGCAAGATGGCGCACCTCCTTGATTAAGGTTTTTGTTATTCATACTTTTCTTTTTAAAAAAAGAAATAAATATCCGAAACAACTCGTGGCAGGCATGACACGTTAAACACCTTGCTAACCCGGGAATCCGGGTTATGTGGAATGTACGCTAGTGGAAAACTGACAGAGTCGCGCTCTGGTCTCCAGTTCGATTCCGGGCGTTCTGCTTCAATCCGCTTAGAGTTAAGCTGTTTGTATACAGGTGGCCTATGTCTCAGGTGGATTTACGCTATAGCGAAAGAAGTGAAATTCACCCCAGTTTCTTTTCAGAAGGCTGGCCGTTATAGGCGGTACGGAATGTAGCTCAGTGGTAGAGCAATGGCATTGTAAGCTATGTGCCGTAGGTTCGATTCCTGCCTTTCCGATTACCTCGCCAGTGGTCTAACTGGCTTAATCCATTTACCTGCGGCGGCAGGTCAATAAACACGACCAGGAGGATGTTATGCAGAAACTTATTGATACATTAAAATCATTTGGAATTGAAATCCCGGAGGATAAACAGGCAGATGTAAAGAAAGCACTTTCTGAGAATTACAAGAATACAAAGGAAGTGGCGAAAACTCTGTCGAAAGTCGAGGGTGAACGCGATAACTGGAAAGAACGCGCTGAGACAGCAGAGGAAACCTTAAGAGGCTTTGACGGTATCGACCCGGCAAATATTAAAAGCGAGTTAGAGACTTGGAAACAGAAAGCGGCAGATGCAGAGAAAGAATTCAATGCAAAAATCTACGACCGTGATTTCTCGGATGCTCTGAAAGCGGCACTCGATGACGTTAAGTTTTCCAGCGAAGCGGCAAAGAAATCAGTCATGGCAGACATCAAAGAAGCAGGTCTTAAACTGAAAGACGGTAAAATCCTTGGCCTGAACGATCTGATCGAGCAGATGAAGCAGTCTGACGCATCTGCTTTTGTGGATGAATCTCAGCAGCAGGCTCAGCAGAATCAGGCAAGATTTACCACTCACGTTGGACAGCAGCAGACACCGGGAAGCATGACTAAAAAAGATATCGAAGCGATCAAAGACCCGTCCGAGAGACAGGCTGCAATTGCTCAGAATATCCAGTTATTCCAGTGATTTTTTACACCGACTATACACCAGAGTATAGCCGCTAACCCAATGCCTTAATAATTAATTATGGGTAGAAAGGATTTTATATGGCAGCAAAAGCTAATCTTATTATGACAAATGATATTCAGGTAAAAGCACGTGAGATTGATTTTGTTACCAGATTCGAAAGAAACTGGGAACACTTACGTGAAATACTTGGTATCATGCGTCCAATCAAAAAGACGCCCGGAGCGGTTCTTAAATCAAAATATGCAGAGGGTACATTACAGAACGGAAATGTTGGTGAAGGTGAGGAAATCCCTTACAGCAAATTCGTTGTAAAAGAAAAACCCTATGCAGAAATGACTATCGAGAAATACGCAAAGGCTGTATCTATCGAAGCAATCAAAGATCACGGTTACGAGAACGCTGTTCAGATGACCGATGATGAATTCCTCTTCCAGCTTCAGACTAATGTTACTGAAAGATTTTACAACTATCTGAAAACAGGTACTCTCTCATTCACGGAAACCACTTTCCAGATGGCTCTGGCAATGGCTAAAGGTCGTGTAGAAAACAAATTCAAACAAATGCATAGAAATGTAACTGGCGTTGTTGGGTTTGTAAATATTCTGGACGTGTACGAGTATATCGGAGCAGCTGGGATTTCTATTCAGAACCAGTTCGGCTTCCAGTATGTGAAAGACTTCCTGGGATTCAATACGATTTTCTTACTGTCTGACAGTGAAATTCCGAGAGGAACAGTAATCGCTACACCTGCTGAAAATATCGTTCTGTACTATGTTGACCCGAACGAATCTGATTTCGCAAAAGCGGGTCTTGTATATACTGTATCCGGTGAAACAAATCTGATCGGATTCCATACACAGGGCAATTACCACACAGCAGTGTCTGAATCATTCGCAATCATGGGGCTTACCCTCTTTGCAGAATATATTGACGCTGTTGCTGTCGGAACTATCGACACAACTCAGACACTGGGAACCCTCACTGTAAACTCCGCAGCAGGAAGTAAGAGTGGAGATACAAAAGTAACCATTACTCCGGCAAAAGCAAACGCAGGGAATGCATATAAATACAAAGTTGCATCTTCTGAGACTGCCGTAGACTACGGACAGAATGTGAAGAACTGGAGCGCATGGGATGGCGAATCCGATATTACAGCAGCAACAGGGCAGGTTATCACGGTGGTTGAGTGTGACAGCACCTACAAGGCACTTAGTGCCGGACATGCGACTGTAACAGCAAAATGATGATCTCAGGAGGTAACTGGCATGGCTTATGCAGATTATAAATTCTATACAGAATCATTCGGCAATGTCGTGCCAGAAACCGACTTTCCACGACTGGCAAAAAGAGCCAGTGATTTTGTGGACACAATGACGTTTGACAGGTTGGTGGACGGACTGCCGGAAAATGAACGCTCACAGAAACGTATTAAAAAGGCGGTCTGTTCATTAGCTGAATTAATGTATCAGATTGAACTTGCTGAAAAGAATGCTATTAATCAGGCGTCAGCAAATGTGACCGACACAAATACCGGTGGCAAGTCAACAGGCATTGTAACATCTGTATCTTCTGGCAGTGAATCTATTTCTTATGCCACACCTCAGCAGATCGGGGCGAGTGTAAAAGAATGGAGTGCGGTATATGCCGCCGCCGGAGATGCGCAGAAAACGAACGACTTACTCTTAAAGACGGCTTTGCCGCTTCTGATGGGAGTAAGGACGGATGATGGAATACCAGTATTGTATGCAGGAGTGTGATAGAAATGATGGAATTAAAACAGACAGTTGAAATGATGAACAGTGCAGATTACAAGGAACGCTTTAAGGCAGAGTATATGCAGGTGGTTATTCGATATAAGAAACTTGCGAATATGCTTGAAAGGTGGGACAAAGGAGAACTCCCATTTACTCCTACTTGCCCGAGAACAACTTACAATATGCAGGTAAGAGCAATGACGGATTATATTGCTGTTCTGGAAGCAAGGGCAGTTATGGAAAAAGTTGATTTGGAGGTATGATTATGGACATTTCAACATTAGGCTCATGCATCGCAATCGTTATGATCTGCTACATCGTAGGAATGGGATGTAAAGCATCAAAAAGAATCTCTGATGAATGGATTCCAGTAATCATGGCGGTTATTGGCGGAATTCTCGGAGCTGTCGGAATGGGAGTTATCCCGGATTTCCCGGCAACGGACTATATAACGGCAGTTGCAGTCGGTATGTTTAACGGATTGTCGGCTACTGGTGTGAATCAGGTTATTAAGCAGACAGTACAGAAAGAATGATTAAGGAGAGGGTATCATGTATAGCAAAACTGTGACGATTTTTGATTATTATGAATCAGCCACGACAGGAGATGCGTACTGGTATCCTCACGTGCTATCCGGCGTTGACCTGATTACGGACAAAGGAGCAATCCTTAAAAAGTACGGGCCAGACGCAACTGACAACGCACAGTTACACATCCGTTATACTGTCCAGAACGGCGATATAACCATTACTGATAAGGGCGGCAAGATTCTTCCATGGGTGCCGCCTAAAGAGTGGAAACAGCAGATTAACAACGCTCTGGAAGACACTATCACATTCTCGGACGAGTCATTCTTCTGGGAGGGTGAGTGGACTGGTGGAACGGTATCTGATGGTGATTATCGGAATGGATTCTACCAGTACATGAACGAGAACAAGGATAATGTGTTTAAGATTACCAGTGTAGGCGGTCCGTATACGCTGATTCCACATTTTGAGATTCTGGGTAAGTAATATGAGTAAGATTCATCATTTCAAAGGATTCTCCATAGTCGATGGAGATATGAAAATCAAGCTGAATATGGACAGGTTTTCCAGACAGTATCAAGAAGCCCAGTATCTCCTTGACGGAATGGTTATGGACAGCATGGTTCCATTTATGCCAATGATTACCGGAAATTTTATCAATCGGACAAGAGTTGAGAGTACATCTTTGCAAGGAACTGGGAAAGTATGCGCGGCGGCGGCTCCTTATGGGCGTTTTCTGTACGAGGGGAAAGGAATGGTTGATGAAGCAACTGGAAGTCCCTACGCAAGACGTGGAGCAAAGAAAGTTCTTGTTAGTCAGTTTTCTGGTCAGACAGCCGCAAAGGAAAATCTTGAATACACCAAACAAATTCACCCACAGGCACAAGCAAAGTGGTTCGATGCCGCTAAACGACAATACGGCGACACATGGATTCGTAAAGTAAAAGCACAGGCAGGAGGTGGCAGACATGGCGGATAAACCTATCGGAAAAGATGCAACTGGATATGAGATTCTGACAGATGCCATGAAAGCACTTCTAAACCAGTATCCAGGGTTATACGAAAATGAAACAATCAAGTTTGAAGAACTCGGCAAAGAATCAGGAATTGCGTTCTCGGCAGACAACGGGGCGTTGATCTATTCAGAGAAAGAAGACGTTTGCGGAACGATGCATCAGGTATGTCAGTACCCATTTTACGTGGTATATCGTACAGCATCTGACAAAGAAAGGCAGAAACTATCTGTTCAGAAGTTCCTTGACAATCTCGGTAAATGGATATGCCGGGAACCAGTTATTATAAATGGCTCTGAGACGCGTTTAAATGTGTTTCCAGAGCTTTCACAGGGGCGAGTGATAAAACGTATCACACGTGACAACTCCTATGGTTTAGAACCGCAGGAGAGCGGCGTACAGGACTGGTTGTTACCATTGTCGGTGCGCTACGAAAATACTTACGAAGCAATATAACAAGTAACAACCGGCTATCAATCGGAGATAGTCGCTAACCTACACAGCCTTTTAAAGATTATAGGCAGAAAGGACATTTCTATGGCAGTTACAGGCAAAATTGACCGTAAATATATGGCTCATTACATCGATGCGGGTTCTCTCTGTGGAGGACTGACACCGAAGTATGAACGTCTTGGAAAAGATCTGGAAGAGTACAATGTTGAACTCAATCCAGACACCGAAACCTCTAAAAACATTCTTGGAGAATCCACATTCAAACATAACGGCTACGAAGTTTCTTCTGACGCTGATCCATTCTATGCAGACACTACTTCTGATCTGTTTACAGCATTACAGAAGATTGTAGATGGACGTCTCAAAGACGATAACCTCAAAACAAAAGCAGTTGAGGTTCACCTTTGGACAGAAGCCACAGCAGGCAAGTATGAAGCATATCAGCAGGACTGCTACGTTGTGCCGACCTCCTACGGCGGTGATACATCTGGCTATCAGATTCCGTTTACCGTCAATTATACCGGCGAACGAGTAAAAGGAAAATTTGATATCAGTTCCGGCACATTTACAGCTGACAGCGAATAATTTTTAGGAGGGTATAGAAAATGGCAAAGACAATTAATACAAACATTGATGATGGATTTCTTCTTTTCACATTCACAAACAAACAGGGTGAAGTGTTTTCTTCATTCAAGTTGAACCCTACTGATATTAACGTTGCAGCAAGAGCGGAAGAATTGGAAACTTTCTTTGAGCAGGCTCAGGAATCTGTTAAAAATGTTTCTTCCAGCAAAGAGATGGCGGAGATTAATAAGCAGATTGAGGACAAAATCAATTATATGCTCGGATACGAAGCATCTAAGGATTTATTCAAAGAACCAATTACCGCAACAACTGTTTTTGGAAATGGTCAGGTGTTCGCCTATATCGTTCTGGACAAAATCAATGAAGCACTTACACCAGAAATTGAAAAAAGAAAGAAAAAAATGCAGGAAGTAGTCAATAAGTACACGGAGAAGTATACAAAATGACCGCCTATGAGTTACCCACCTCACTAAATATCAGTGGGGTGGATTTTTCTATCAGAACGGATTTTCGAGTGATTATAGATATTCTCATAGCCATGAATGACCCAGAACTGGATGAACAGGCGAAAGCTGTTGTTATGTTACAGATTCTGTTTGAGGACTGGCAAAGCATACCCCCAGAACATCTTACAGAAGCTTGTCAGAAAGCTTGCGAGTTTATTGACTGCGGTCAAGTTGACGATAGTCCGAATAAACCTAAACCCCGCTTGATGGACTGGGAACAGGACGGAGATATGATCGTGCCGGCTGTAAACAAGGTTGCTGGTAAAGAAATCAGATCAGTACCTTATATGCACTGGTGGACGTTCTTTGGATATTTCATGGAGTCTGGCGAGTGCCTTTTTAATACCGTAGTTGGAATTCGTTCAAAAAAAGCAAAGGGCGAAAAGCTCGACAAGTGGGAAAAGAAATTCTATCAGGAAAACAAGAATATTATTGACATAAAAACACGTCTCAGCGATGAGGAGCAAGCTTATAAAGATAAGCTGAATGAGATGTTGAACCTCAAATAGTTAGGAGGTGGACGCATGGCTGCTGATGGTTCGATCATTATTGATACCCATCTTGATACAAGTGGTATATCATCAAGCATAAATGAGATACAAGCAGCGTTCAAAGACTTGGCTGAATCTGTAAAAGGAATTAGTCAAAAAATAGATTCTGTACTCAACGAAGGAATCGAGCAGTTAAATGATTCTTTTTCCTCTTTGCAGCAGCGGACCAGAGAAGTGGAAGATTCTATAAATGGTTTGGAGTCTTCAGCAGATAATGTCGGTTCAAGTTTATCCAGAGGGTTCAATGAAGCAAATGCTACGATACCAAGGACTGGCAGAAATGTAAATCTTCTTGGACGGCAATTTGAGGGTCTCGGTACAGTGGTAAAAAGAATCGGCATCCTTATCGGCAGTGCATTCGCGGTTGGGAAACTGATTCAGTTTGGCAAAGAATGCCTGGAACTCGGCTCTGATCTGGCGGAAGTTCAGAACGTGGTTGATGTTACATTTACAACCATGTCTGATAAGGTTGATGAATTTGCGAAGAACGCCATGGACTCAGCCGGACTATCAGAAACGATGGCAAAACAGTATGTCGGAACATTCGGAGCAATGTCTAAGTCGTTCGGTTTCTCTGAGGCACAGGCTTATGATATGTCAACGGCTCTGACACAGTTGACTGGCGATGTGGCATCATTCTACAACATTTCGCAAGACTTGGCTTATACTAAGCTGAAATCAGTGTTTACAGGTGAAACGGAAACGCTCAAGGACCTCGGCGTGGTAATGACCCAGTCAGCACTTGACCAGTATGCACTTGCAAATGGCTACGGCAAAACCACATCTGCTATGACCGAACAGGAGAAAGTTGCTCTCCGCCTGGCTTTTGTACAGAAACAGTTATCGGCTGCATCTGGTGACTTTATCCGAACATCTGACAGTTGGGCGAACCAGGTCAGAGTGATGCAGTTACAGTTGCAATCTCTCAAGGCAACAGTCGGACAGGGATTAATCAATCTCTTCACTCCCGTTTTGAGAGTTATTAATATCTTGCTCGGTAAGTTAGCAACTCTGGCAAATGCCTTCAAGTCATTTACGGAATTAATCACCGGAAAGAAATCATCTGGCCAGACAGGCACAAGTGGTGCAGGTCTTGTCGGAACAGATGCAATAGCTGATACGGCAGACCAATATGGAAATGCTGCCGACAATGCCGAAAAGCTGGCAGATGCAACAAATGATACAGCGGACGCAACCAAGAAAGCTACTAAGGCGGCAAAAGGATATCTTAGTCCTCTCGACGAAATAAATAATTACTCAACGGATAAAAGTGCGGATTCATCGTCAAAAGTACCGGGCGCAACCGGCGGACTTGCAGATCAGATGAAAGATGCTGTACAAAATGTTGATTACGGAAAAATGGCAGAGGGTGAGACAGTCCTTGACAAAATTAGCAAATCAGCTGAAAAACTCGCGAAGCTCCTTAAAAAGCTCTGGAAGCCATTTCAGGACGCTTGGAAAAAAGAGGGTAAGAATACTATTGATGCGGCACAGATTGCTCTATCTGGAATTGCGAAGCTTGCTAAGAGTGTAGGCAGGAGTCTCATGGAAGTCTGGACAAACGGTACAGGTACGACAATGCTTACAACCATGCTAAGGATTGCTCAGAACGTGCTTAAAACTATTGGGAATATTGCATCCGGTTTTGCCGACGCGTGGAATAAGAACAATGTCGGAACGCAGATTATACAGAACATCGCAGATGCTCTTGTGGTGGTTATGCAGTTCATTGAGAGGATTGCCGCAGATACGGCAACGTGGGCGGCAAACTTAGATTTCTATCCGCTGTTAGAATCTATCAGTAATCTGACAAGTGCATTTGCACCAATTCTGGAATCCATTGGAAATGTTCTTGAATGGATTTACAATAACATCGTTCTTCCGATGTTGAAATGGGTTATTGAGGTAGGACTTCCGACAGTGATTAATTTAGTCGCAAAAGTAGCAACTTTTCTTGCTGATCATCAGTCGATTGTTGAAGCGTTCGGCGCAGCCCTAATCGGAGCGTTCGCGGCAGCAAAGATTGCAGAATTAGCATCGGGAGTTATCAAAAGTGCATCTGGAATAGCTACAGCCGTAAAAGGACTTATCGCGTTAATGACTGGTACTGGCGGAATCATGGGTGGAATCAAGGCCATTGCGACAGCAATCGGTACTGGCGGGATTTTCGCGATCGCAGTCGGTGCTGCTATAGCAATCGGAGTTTTGCTGTACAAAAACTGGGATGAAATATGCGCGGCAGCAACAAAATTAAAAGACTGGGTTGTTGAAAAGACTCGTGAATTGTCAGAATCAGCAACACGTACATTAAGCAATTTGAAAGAAAAGATAGCTAATGTTTGGAATATTATTAAAACATCAACATCTACTACTTGGAATGCAATCAAAAAGACACTTTCTGGCCTTTGGAACTCTCTTAAATCCACAGCCAGCACAGTATTTAATGCAATTAAAACTAAAGTTGTAGGCGTATGGGACAGCGTAAAGAACAAGACATCAAAAACATGGGAAAACGTAGCTACGTTCGTATCTAATAAAGTAGAAGCGATAAAAAATGCTATCACTAATAAGTTTAATGCCGCCAGAGATGCAGTCAGATCTGCGTTTGAAGGCATTGTGGATTTTATTAAAGCTCCGATCAATCAAGCAATCAGCATTGTTAATAATGCAGTTGGAATGATTAATAATGCAATTGGTGGAATTGAATCTGCATTTTCCTTTGGACCCTGGACTGTTCCAACACCGTTTGGTTCAAAGACTATTGGATTTCATGCGACATTTCCACGTATCGGAACTATCCCATATCTGGCCAGTGGCGCAGTTATTCCGCCAAGGTCAGAATTCCTTGCGGTATTAGGTGACCAGAAGAAAGGAAATAACCTGGAAGCACCGGAAAGCCTATTACGGCAGATCGTCCGGGAAGAGTCAGGAAAAGGGCAGGGAGATGGAAATACCTATAATGTTACAGTCAATGCATCTGGCAGAAAATTGTTAGATATTATTATCAGTGAAGCTGAAATGAGAAGAAACCGGAATGGGAAGAACCCATTTGAGTTAGCGTAAGGAGAAGAATATGCCGCAGGAACAATTTAAAATAGACAACGTTGTTATAAGAGCACCGGATAGTTACAAACCGGTGTTCGCAACCACTTCTACAGAAGACTCTAAAAGAAGTCAGGATTTGATTATGCACAATACACCAATGGGGACAATTGGTGGGTATGACATGCAATGGGGCGAGCTTACATGGGCTGAAATAGCAACCATACTAAATACTGTACTTAACAAGAGCCAATTTACATTCCACCACAAAGACCCAACTGTTCCGGGAAGATGGATAGACAGAACATTCTACGCATCAAATTTTAATATGGCTGCGCAAACTTTGAAAGACGGGGAAGAAAAGTGGACGGATTTGTCTATTAATGTAAGGAGGATTGAGCCGATTTGATAAATGTATCTACTCAGTTGAAGAAAGAATCTCTTACAAACAGAAATTATTACGTGACAGCAAATGTTACATTGTCAAATGGTACAACTCTTAAGCTAGGCAAAAAAGACTTTTATCTGTCTGGAAATAGTCTCGTAGATTCAGCAGACTCTGGGGACTTCCCGGTGGGTGTAGCAATAGAAAAAACGGCAAGTTTATCATTGGTAAATGATGACGGGCGCTTTGACGGATATAATTTTAACGCCGCAAGGTTTGTTATCTTTCTCAATGTGCAGTTATCCGACAGGATAGAAGCTATAAAGAGAGGTACTTACATTGTGTCGAAAAAGCCTGCAACGGCGAGCGAAATAAGTCTTTCTCTCTTAGATAAAATGCACAATGCTGATAAGACATATGATTCTAACCTGTCTTTTCCTTGTACAGTCAAGGAACTGCTCTCAGAATGCTGCCAACAATGTGGAATCACTCTTGGAGATGCAATGTTTCCAAATGCGGACTTTCAGATTCAGAAAGCGCCATCTAATGCGACATACCGTACAGTAATCGGAATGTGTGCCGGGATAGCCGGTGGAAATGCAAGAATCGACGAAAATGACTTACTCAGGATTATTACGTTTGATAAGACATTTACCAATACGACTATTTACGATGGTGGAGCAGTAAAAAATTGGACAGGTGGCGATAATCTGGATGGCGGCACGCTTAAACCGTGGACGACAGGGACTGTAATTGATGGTGGTACGTTAAGTAATAATGATTATCACGCGTTATTTTCAATCCAGAATCTACAATATGACGTAGACGATGTTATTGTAACAGGCGTCAAATATGTAGAAGATGAAACCGAATATATGTCGGGTCAGGACGGCTATGTAATTACTATTGATAACCAGCTGCTGTCAGGAAATGCGCAGGCAGGCGTTGAAGCTATTGGAAAACAATTAATCGGTTTGCGAATGCGTCCTTTTTCATGTGATGGAATTGCCAACGGATACGCCACTTTCGGCGATTCAGTCGAATTTATCGACACTAAAAATCGTGTTTTTAGATCATTTGCAACTAATGTAGAATTTGTGTTCGGTGGCTCAACATCATGGAGCTGTAGTGCAAAGAGTGCCGAAGAAGATGTAAGTGAGTTTATTGGTGGTCAGCAAGCAGCGGTAGAGCAGTCAAAAAAAGATATAGAGAAGAAACTATCTGCCTATGACGTAAAGCTCAAACAAATGAACGAGCTTGCAGCGAACACGCTGGGTTTCTTCTATACAGAGGAAGTACAAGAAGATGGTTCCGTAATTACGTACCGGCATGATAAGTCTACACTTGCTGATTCTAAAGTAATCTATAAGACAAGTGCCGATGGATTCTTCTTGTCAGTGGACGGAGGCCAGACTTGGAAAGCGGGCTTTGACAGTAATGGAGATGCCGTTCTGAATATTCTCTATGCCATCGGTATTCAATCAGAATGGATTAACACGAGAGGTTTTACAGCAAAAGACAATAATGGGAATACGACATTAAGAATAGATGCCAACACAGGCGCTGTCACATTAGAGGTTGAAAACTTTACACTGAAAAGTAGAACTATTGAACAGATTGCCAAGGACGTTGTGGATGGGTCAGTTCGTAATGTGACTATCCCGAACTATTATGGCACGTATACACCAACATTGCAGAATTATCCGGCATCTGAGTGGAAAAGTGAAGAATATGAAAAGCATGACGGCTCGATATTCATGAACTTCTCTACAAGCCAGGTATATATGTTTTCTGGGACTGATGGCGCTTGGCGGGAACTGGACGCTGAAAAAATTGTCAATTTTGAAAGAGTTTTTAACGCTCTGACAGACAATGGTAAACAAGAGGGAATTTATATGCAGAACGGACATCTGTATATAAATGCTTCCTATATTAAGTCCGGACAGATTTCAGCTGATTTGATTAATCTGAAGAACATCAACGTTACAAACAGTTCTGGAGTATCAACATTTGCGATTGATAACTACGGAAATGTTACGCTCAGACCTAATACATTCGTGTTAGCAAACGGCGACACAATATATAGTGTTGCTGAAAATAAAGCTTCGACAGCGTTATCGAATGCGAATCGCTATACAGACAAGGCACTTAGTAATCTCGACATAGGAAAAATGTCTAAACAAGAGATTATTGATGTGCTAAGTGATAATAGTAGTAATAAAGGTCTGTATCTAGTAAATGGCAATGTGTACATGAATGCCGATTATATTAACACAGGCGAATTAGCAGGATGGAAAGTTGGAATTAAAAAGCTTTCAGCAAGTGGCACATATGGAGAAGTAACGCTAGACGCTTCAACTGGAGAGATCTATTCAGAGACGAATACAGGAGTATATGTGCCGGGGTATGGGACATTGTATGGAACACGAATTAGAGGAATCAATCTTTATACAGGAACCGTACATGCAAGCTCAGCCTCGATTGATACTAGTGTTTCAGCGGGCAGCGTTTCGACATCAAAAAAAGTTGAAGTAGGTACGCACGTAGAAGCCAGTGGTCATTTCTACAGTGCAGGTACGGGGACAGACCTTGCAGATGCTTCTATCAGAGGAAAACTGAAAGTAAGCGGGACAAAATCAAGATCAGTTTCGACGGTAGACTATGATGAGCAGCTCTTTTACTGCTATGAAATGCCAACCCCATTCTTTGGAGATATCGGTGAATCTGTAATATCGGATGACGGGACTTGCATAATTGACATAGATGATATCTTTCAGGAATCTGCAAATGTCGGCATTAAATATTATGTGTTCTTGCAAAGAGAAGGAGAGGGTGACTGCTGGGTAGCTGAGAAAGAGCAAAATTATTTTGTTGTAAAAGGAACTCCGGGACTTAAATTTTCGTTCGAAATCAAAGCAAGACAAATTGAATATGAACATATGCGATTTACTGACCCGGGAGATACAGCTTATACAGACGCAAGAGATATAGAAATCCCGGAACCAGATTATGAGTCAGAAGGAACAGAGGTCTCGGAACCAGATTATGAATCAGAGCTTATTAACGACAGATTAAACATTATCAATCAAATGGAGGTAATATCATGAAGAAGATTTTAACAAGTTTTATGAATCTTAGCACTGGAGAAGGAAGTCGAATTGCTTATACCTATTCAGAAGTAGACGAAAATACAGGAAGTATCATCAGCCAGAACAATAAAGGCAATTTCCTTGTAATGGATGACAATGTGCAGAAAAATCTTGATTCCGTAAAGGATTACATAAAAAATAATTTCCTTTCATAAGGAGGTAAGCCTAATATGGCCAATACATACACAATACAATTCCGGCGCGGTATGTACGCCGATTTTGATACGTCGAAAATTCGTCCCGGAGAGCCCGTTGCGATTCTTGGCAATGACCCGTCCGTTCCATCTGGTAAAGCCTTATACATTGCATTTGCGGCTAATGATGTAAGGCGGTTGTGTTCCATTGAGGACATTTCAGAGATGGTTAATGCCGGAGAATTCGTTGGTCCACAGGGTCCCAAAGGCGAAAAAGGAGATAAAGGCGCAGATGGTACCGTAACATTTGAATCGTTGACTCCTGAGCAGAAAGAATCACTAAGGGGCATCTCTATCACAGCAGTCAGTATTGACACAGATGGAAATTTGACAATAACATTTTCAGATGGTGATAGTGAAAATGTTGGGAATATTATGGGGCCTCAAGGAGTGCAAGGCCCAAAAGGTGAAAAAGGAGACGTTGGTCCGCAGGGACCAGTTGGTCCGCAAGGCCCGCGAGGAGAAAAGGGCGAACAAGGAAACGACGGAACGTCTCTTAATGTCCTTGGCACAAAAGAATCTGAGGCAGACCTCCCCCTGAGTGCAGAGAAGAACGATGCATATTTAATAGACGGAGAAATGTGGGTTTTCGACGGCGCGAATTGGAACAATGCTGGCAAGATTCAGGGGCCGCAGGGGCCAGTTGGTCCGCAAGGTCCAAAGGGTGACCCAGGGCCACAGGGTGTAAAAGGAGACCCCGGAGAAAAAGGAGAGCAGGGAGTACAGGGCCTAAAAGGCGATACTGGGCCGCAAGGTGAACAAGGTCCAGTTGGTCCAAAAGGTGAGCAAGGAGATACTGGTGCGCGAGGAATCACATTCACTCCTGTTGTAGACAGCGAAGGAAACATAAGCTGGAGTAATGACGGAGGACTTGAAAACCCCCAGACAGTAAATATTACCGGGCCGCAAGGCGATACGGGTGCAAAAGGAGATACTGGACCGCAAGGAGAAAAGGGCACTACATTCATTCCAAGTGTAGACACTGATGGAAACATAAGCTGGAGCAACACAGATGGAATCGCCAATCCCGAAACAGTAAACATCAAAGGGCCAAAAGGGGACAAGGGGAGTGATGCGACTGTCCCAATTGCTACAATTGAAATTCTCGGTAAGGTTAAGCCTGACGGCAAGACAACATTCATAGATGAAGACGGAACACTCCACGCAAAAGGCGGTGGCACAACCGTTACTCCCAAGCCCGTAAACAACCCAACGATTGAGAACTTAAATGCATCTGTCACAATTAAATGGCAAGACCCTGAAAACACGGTAATTAGTGGTTCAACATTCTCTACATGGGCTGGCACAAAACTTGTAATGAAAGAAACGGGCTATCCTGCAAATCCAGATGACGGAACGCTTGTGGTTGATAATGCAATTCGAGATAAATACAAAACCACAGGCTATACAGTCACAGGGCTGACAAACGGCAAACAATATTACTTTACACTGTTTCCATATTCTACAGATGGTGTATACAACTACGATGCAGGAAACAGACTTCTCGGCGAACCAAAAGAGGATTTGAAGATTGTCGCATTTGCCGACGGAACAGACGCAGAGATTGAAAAGATGATTGAAGCGCACTACGCAGGCAAAATCAACATTAGCGACTATTGGGCGGTCGGCGACAAGAGAACCATCCATCACAATGCCATGGATGCAACTGGCGTAAGTGAGTCACACAGAGCGAATGATTATGCCTATGTAATTATCGGAATCGAACATGATGACTTAGTGACTGCTATCAATGGCAAGACTAAAGCCGCTATTACAATTCAGACAGAACGTATGTTGTATTTAGACACTACGACAGAATATAACACCTCCTATAATGTATCACATGAATGTGGTTATATAAACGGTTCAAGTACAAATAGTGGTGGTTGGGAAGGCTGTGCAAGACGTACGTGGTGCAATAATGTGTACAAGAAATGTTTGCCTACTTATATTCAGAATATGATGAAGCAGGTCAAGAAGTTGGCATCTGTAGGAAGCCGTAGCAGTACGATTAAAGTCTCAAATGACTATGCATTTTTACCTTCTGAAATTGAGGTTTTTGGCAGTATAAAGTATTCTTTCGCAGGCGAGGGAGAACAGTATCAGTACTTTAAGAACGCAACTGCTAATAGATATAAGAAACCGTACTTTAGCAGTAATTTCGTGTCTGGCCGCTATTGGGAACGTTCGCCTTACTCCAGCAGCGGAAACAAATTCTGTCATGTGGACATGGACGGGGAATCGTACTACGAGGGCTCCAGCTACACTCTTGGTCTTGCCCCCTGCTTATGCCTCTAAAATCCTAGCAAATCCCATCAAGTCAAGATAAACTGACTATTCGTGAACAGCATCAGACAATCGGGAAAGTAAATTAATGAATTATTTATAGTTGAATAGCTAAGAACAGGAGGCGTATATGGATAAAAAGGAAATTGTAAATATCTACAAAGCCATCAATCGAGTTTCAAACAAGATAAATGAGATGTCTGAAAAGTTAGACGTTGTGATGCAGATGCTTAATGCGGAATCTAATCGCAAGATTCTAATTAACGGTGATGGTATCGACGGTCTAGCTGAACTTGTATCAACGCATGATTCGGCTTTGGATGAACTGGCTACTTTAGTTTCGACAATCGGAGGTGAAAATAATGGTTAATTTTTTTGAAGAGCGAATAATCAATGGGCTGAAAAAATGGACAGATGTTCCTGAGTTGTGGAATAAGAAGGTAATTGAAAGACTTCAAAAGGATGGCTACGTACTGAATGAAGATGGGACAGTGGAAAGAGCAAGTTTACCACAGTAAACGCAATATGTGCAGGCAAAATTTAGGAGGGTTTTCGTATGACAAATAATCAAAAAGTAGTTCTTAGGAAGATTATTTACGCAGTTGAAACCGGTGGACAGGTTTATGGACAGCAGGATTATTCGGACTTTACGGAAGCCTACACCAATTCTTCTGAAGAACACGCAATTACAATCGGGGCAGGTCAGTGGTACGGAATCGAAGCAAAAACACTTCTGGAACGAATTTACGATGCTGACCCGGAACAGTGTGAGAAGATAGACAAGGTCAGACTTTTGGAGCAGGTCCAGACCGCAAACTGGGAATGTTTTAATATTTCCAGGGTATCACAGCTCGCAGATGTTATAGTTGCTCTTATTTCGTCCGATTTAGGCGTTAAATGCCAAGATAGCCTTATGGATGAACAATTAGCCACCTATGCAGAAGAAGCCTTTAAACAGGGCGTTACTGACGCCAGAGCACAAGCTATGTGCGTGAACTTTAGGCACCAAGGTGGACAAAGGGCAGTAACGAGGATTCTGGCAAAGGCCCAGAAACCATATACATTGGACAGTCTCTATGCAGCCTGCCAGACGGACACAGGAAATCAAGTCGGGGCATATAAGAGCAGACAGAGATTTGTTTATAATGCGCTGAAAACATATTTTCCAGAAAGTGAGGAGACAGGCATGAACGCAATTGATAAATTAATCCAAATCGCAAAGAATGAAATCGGATATCTTGAAAAGGCAAGTAATAGTCAGCTTGATAGTAAGACAGCAAATGCCGGGGAAAATAATTACACAAAATACTGGCGAGATATTAAGCCGGATTATCAAGGACAACCATGGTGTGCTGCATTCGTTTCGTGGTGTATGATGAAAGCATTCGGATTAGACACAGCAAAGAAACTTTTGAAGCACTGGCCATACGTTTACTGCCCGACAATGGCGGATTTGTTTACTTTGAACAGTAATCCAAAAGTCGGAGACATTGTTATTTTCTACAGAAACGGTACATTTACACACACCGGAATCGTAATAAAGGTATCAGGAGATCGGTTCTGGACAGTCGAAGGAAACACTTCTGGTGGCTCTACAATTATCGCAAATGGTGGTGGTGTATGTCAGAAAAGTTACTACAACAGCAACCTTCCCGGAACAAAATTCTGTACTCCAAATTACAGTTTAGTTAAAAATACAACGTCAGTTTCAGACTCAGATACAACCAAAAAGCAGAACACCAGAGCCTATATTGCACAGATCAAAAAGGACACAAAATGCTATACAAAATCAAACAAAAACAGCCCGTCAAAGCTGTTTCCAAAACTGAAAAAAGGTGCAGTTGTAGAGGTGATGAAGTACACAGAAACTGACAGTTCAGGGCTGAAATGGTATTTTATCCGCATCCCGCATCCGGCAGAAGGGTTTGTTTTTGAATTTGTTCCAAAAGGAGCATTCACCAGAATCACAGAAATTTCTAAATGATTTTCCCGGGGAATTACCCCGGGAGTTTTATCTTTAAACATATTTTGTATCATTTCGGAAGTTTTAGACTGTTATCGTTAGTCACACGTTAGTCACAAATAAAAATATTGTTTCCTAATATAATAGTGCCCAAAATACTGTATTTACAGGCATTTGCACATTCTTCTAAATTTCATTTATTAGTCACAATCAATAAAATTAGAATAATGAAAATGAAATGAAGGAAATCCTTGCAAAATCGCTGAAAACGTTGATTTTAATAGGGTTTCCGGCATTTCGATAATGATATTTCGGTTGTTTTAGAAAGATTAAAATGGGTTCCGTTAGTCACAGTTAGTCACAAATGGAACTTTTATCTTTTCTATTTCTGTCCGGAGTTCTTCCAGTGTTCTGTGGCCGTACACAGCGTTTGTAACATCTCCACCAAAAGAGTGGCCGAGCATTCGCTTTCGGTCATTCTCCCGGACACCGTATTTTTCACACAGCGCAGAAAAGGTATGTCGACAATCGTGCGGCGTGTGTTTCGGATTTCCGACTATTCCCAAACGTTCCAGTGTAGGATAGAACAACGCTTTTCTATGGTGTTGCTGAGTATATACACATAGTTTTCCATCTTGTGCCAGCACTTTCTGTTCAGCAAAATGGTATATGGCAGGATGTATCGGAACAATTCTGTTTTTACCGGCTTTTGTTTTGATTCCACCTTGGAAGTATTTCTCTTCCAGGTTGGTTGTGAGTTTTAACACTTCCCCGATTCGCCAACCAGAGTAACACATAATAAGAATGAGCTGCACTTCTGGATCGTCGGTATTATTCCACAGCACTTGCATCTCCTGATCAGAAAATGGCGTTCCATGTTCGGTGTCATTATCAGCATTAACATGGACATATAACGCCTTATTTTCCGTTACAATTTCTGAGTAGACTGCATATTTGTACATCTGCTTAAACAGAGTTAGGATAGCCATCTGGCTTTGCTTTTTCAGCGTGCAATCATCAATAACTTTTTGCATATCAGGAGCCTTTAAATCTTCGAATATGCGATTGTGCAGAACAGTACAGTTTGTATAAGCTGTCCGGTATGCTTCTTTTGAACTGTATGACAGTTTTGTCCCCTCTGGGAACTTCCACGCATAAAACTGTTTATATACCTCTGAGAACGTCAATTTCTTGATTTCCGGGTGTTTATCCTCGACACCCTTGATTGTATTATAGTCAGCAATCAAGCGGCTTATAAGAGTATCTATGTCGGTTGTAGGGGACACCTCAAGAGTCCGCTCCATGCCGGGTCTATACGTCCCAGCTTTGTATGCTGTCAGGACAGTGAAGCCTTTAATCCAGTCATCCACATAGCAGATTGCCGGCGGACGTTTTAGTTTACCAGTATCGTCCGGTGTAGCTGGTGGATGCACTGCGAAACAGTTTCTCCGGTTCTTGCCAAGATACCGGATAGAGCCGAAGTTATTCGGCAGTTTTGGATATTTCTTTCTTTTCTTCGCCATTTTTATTCCTCTTTTCTTTATGTAGCTGTTTTAGGTATAAAAAATAACAGTCGAACAAATTTTCTGTCTTGTTCGACTGCTCCGAAGATGATACAATATGTTTGCCAGAATATTACATTTCTTCGGAGATGTATAAATGCCGTCCCGGTACGCCAATGCCAGGGCGGTTTTTTATTTAATTATGTGATTTCCAATTTACTCTCATTACAATTCCTACAATCCAATAAATTCCACCAGAACAAGCACCCAATATTAAAATCCAAAACCAACTTAAATACCATGGCATTTTCCGTTTTATATACGGCGCGCCTGAACTTGCCGCTGAGGACGCAGAGGAAGATGCAGAATTGTTAATGATGATGTCTCTGTTGCTAGAAGTCAACTGCTCTACTTGTTTTCCACACTTAGGGCATACTATACAGTCGTCGTCAATAAGTTCTCCGCAGTGCTTACAATATTTTTTCTTTTCATCCATGATAAACACCCTCCTAATATGTTTTCGCCACGCTTCGCACTTTTCATGCGGATTATGTATTTTGCACCGCTGATTTTGCAATGTTATGTAAAGTACGGTTATTCGTGGTATTTTTATTTTATCATTTTAAGAGCATGTTGTAAAGATTTAGAACGAAATAGAGTGATTTAGATGAAAAAGAAATGTTTTAAGTGCTTTGTACTTCTATTAATAGTCTATAAGATATTATGTCTTGTATGTACCCCACAAAAGATAATTTCCAACAATAATCAGAAAGATATGCAGATAGTGCATTCGTATATGGTGTATCAGGACAATTCTGTTCAGAAGTATCCGCATACAGATGATGGCAGTGGAAAAGTCTGCAATCTCGCATTTTTATTCTGCGAAAGCATAATTCTCTTTGAGATTGTAAAGTTTGCCTATGAAATAACAAAAGTCCATGTGTATATTTGGCAGTTGCCAAGAGTCGGAATAGGTGGTATAATAGCAAAAGCGAACTAATGTTCGGTTCTATTTCCCACAAGCCGGACATATACTGTAGTGTAGGTGGTAGTTGTGACAGGGAGGGTTATTTATGGATTATAAGAAAGAGATTATTGAGATGATACAGAAAATACATAATGAATCAATGATAAAATTTATTTACGGATGCGTAAAAAGGGCTTATAAGGAAGAAAGGGCAGGAAAATGATTCCTACCCTTGTGTTTTAGAAAATAAACTTCTCAAAAAAATCACATAACAAATCTTTTTTATCGGGCGGCAGGTTATCGTATTCAAGAATTATTCTTTTGAAACGAGGGTCTGACTGCTCGATTTTTGTAACTACATCTCCAAATTCAATATCAGGGTCTTGATTCTCTTTTAAATCTGTCAAATCTGACATTCTTATTCGGAAATAATCGGCTAAGGCTCTAATCTTTCCGGTTCCTGGCATCGAATTACCTTTGCACCACATATTAAATGTAGATGCGTTTGTTCCAATGGCTTCAGCGATTTCCTTTTGCTGTTTCCCACTTCTTGAAATGTACTTATTAAGGTTATTCGAGAAGATCTTTTTCTGTTCTTCAGTTGTCATGGTTGTCATGATTCTTTTCCTCCTTACATTTTGTATTGTACATCATATTTATAAAAAATTCAATAGTTAATTCAATTATTTTGAATTTTGGTGTTGACAATTCAATACAGTTGAATTATAATAAGCTCAGAAGTTAAGAAAGGAGATGAGCAAATGCCAAAAATTTCATTAGAAGCTGTTCGAGTAAACGCAGGATGTAATCAGAAAGAATGGGCTGAAATATTCGGTATTTCCAATGCAACTGTAGTTAATTGGGAAAAAGGAAAAACAGAGCCGACATTATCACAGCTCAGAAAAATGAGTGAGCTTTCTGGAATTCCTATGGACTTTATTTTTGTGCCAAATAACTTCAATTAAATTGAATTAGAAAGGAGCATAAATGGACGCATTACAATTTAATAAAGCCGTCAGTCAGCACTGCAAAGAATCTGGTGGAGACTGTTGCAAATGTGACCTACGGCTTTACTGTTACTTATCGCCCAGTGAGCGACCAG